CCGCGGCCGATGGTCGTGCACGTGGCCAGCACCGACCACCACTACAAGCGCGGGTATCTGCGCAGCGGCGGGAAGACCGAAGCCGCGCGGCGCCAGGCGCTGAAGAAGAAGAAGGGCTGACACCCTGGAGGACCGGCGGATGATGCACGAACACAAGCCACCACGCGCGCAGCTGACGGAAGCCGAAGCCGATCGCGTGGCCGACGTGTTGGCGCAACACCGCCGGTTCATCGAACAGGTGGCCAGCCGGCACGCCTGCCGACCCGACGACGTGCCGGACATCCTGCAGTCAGTCAGCGTCCGGCTGTGCACCAGCCTGAACGGGTTCCGCGGGCATTCGGAGCTGCGGACCTGGCTGTATCGGGTGACCGTGAACGTGGCCCGGGACCACTACAACCGGGAAGCGCGCCAGGTGCGCGCGGCCGAAGCGGTCCGCACGGCCGGCGACGAATACGTGGTGGACCCGGACGAACGGGCCATCATCGGCCAGCGGCTGGACGCCCTGCAGGACGCGGTGACGAAGCTGCGGCCGACCTACCAGACGGCGATCCAGAACATCATCTGCGACGAAACCGGGGGATCGGCAGTCCAAATTACTGAAAGGGCATCCAAGTCGCAGCGGTCACGAGCGCGGCGTCAGCTGCGCGGGCTGCTAAGCGATGACCCCAGGTTCTGATGGGACTTCAGGAACTGCAGAAGGTGACCGGGCCAGCCGGGGCGATGGTGCAGCGCGGCAGCGGGATCTTGGTCCCTGAAGCCGTGGCCGACGCCACGCCGGACGCCAGCGTGCCGCGGGATCCTGACGGCCGCCGGCGCGTGGTGCTGCCACGGGACGCCCAGAAGAAGATCAACGCGGCGATCCAGGAACTGAAGGCCGCGGGCCTGGGCATCGTCGTCGGGTGCCGGTTCGAATGCGGTCAGCCGCTGCTGAACGAAGGGGTGAGCGTGGACCCCGCGACAGGCGCCCGCACGATGTCGCCTGACGCCGGCTACGGCTGTAAGTGCACCCGGGTGCACTTCCGCTGATGGACGCAGCGAAGCCGCTGTCCATGCGGGACGTGATTCGCTGGCTGGTCCTGACGCTGACCGGGATGGCCAGGCGGAAGGAATACGGCGAAGTCACGATCAAGGTCCAGGCGGGCCAGATCGTCTTCGTGAACCAGAACGTGAGCTACCGGGACCGGCTGCCAGAGATTCCAGCCGGCGTCGAGCAACGGGACGCCGAGCGCGTGACCAGGCAGCTGGCCATCGTGGGGTGAGCCGATGAAATTCTAGGCGAATCGCCAGGGGAGGACGAACGCCCTGGCACCGGGGCCGGTCAGGCTGACACCTGGCCGGCCCCCACTGAACCGAATACGTTCCGGCCATAAACGGAGAACCCGGGCCGGCAGTCGAAGGGCGCGATCGTCCTGGCTGCCGGCCCTTTGTTTTTGGCGACCACATGAACGCAGCGACGATCCTGGCGCTGATGGAAGCCCTGGCGGCGATGGGCGGCACCGACCTGCGGGAAGCCACCTGGAACGCGGCCTACATCAACGACCTGCCGGACAGCGCGTTCCTGGTGATCGAGGACGGCGGCGAGAAGGAAGACGGGAAAACGACCCCGCGATCGCTGCGGCATTTCCCGGTGAAGGGCGACGACGGCAAGGTGGACCTGCCGCACCTGCGGAACGCGCTGGCGCGGATTCCCCAGTCGAAGCTGTCCGCCGAGCTGAAGGCGTCGGCACTGAAGAAGGCGCGGGCGCTGGCGAAGACCGCCGGCGTGGACGTGGCCGACCAGAAGGAAGGCACCCAGGTGGCGAAGCGCAACGCGCGGATCATTGAAGCGGCCGACACCAGCCTGAACGAACGCATGCGCCAGGTCCAGCAGGCGGTCAGCACCGCCTACAACAGCGGGCCGGGCGAATACAGCTACGTCGAAGTCGTCTTCGATGACTACGTGGTGATCTGCAAGGGCGGGAAGCTGTGGAAGGTCGCCTACACGGTGGCCGACGACGGCACCGTGGCCCTGGCCGGTGAACCGATTCAGGTCCGGCAGACCTACACCCCGGTGTCCGAAGGCGTTCTGATCGGCCCCGTGACGGAAGCCGGCGAATCGAAGCCGAGCGGGAAGAAGTGGGGCGTGATCGTCATCGAAGAAGGGATGTCGAAGAACCGGAACCGCTACCAGCGGAAGGTTCTGCAGGAAGCGGCACCCCTTTACGAAGGCGCGTCGATCTACATGGACCACGAGGAAACCCCGCGGCGCTACGGGCGCAGCACGCGGGACAAGGCGGGGTTCCTGAAGTCGATCGAAGGCGTCCTGCTGAACCCCACCCCGGGCAAGGAAGCGACCAGCGCGACGTTCGGCCTGGCGGCCACGGCGGTCGTCACGAAGTCGAGCGTGCGGCAGGAAATGCTGGAAGCCTGGGAAGAGGGCAACCCGAACCTGTTCGGGCTGTCGCACGACGTGACCGCGGAAAGCACGACCGTCATGGGCACGGACGGCGCGTTCTACGACGTGCAGCGAATCGAAGCGGTGTCGTCAGTGGACTTCGTGACGAACCCCGCAGCTGGTGGGCGCGTGTTGCGCCTGGTGGCCAGCGACACGGTGCACCACACCCTACTGGAGGACGGACGCATGCTGCAGAAGATGATCGAAGCCATCAAGGCGAGCGGCAACCAGGCCCTGATCGCCAAGCTGACCGGCCTGGGCGCAACCCCCACCGAAGACCAGGTGATGGGCATCTACACCGAGGCCATCAAGGCGCAGCCGGCCGAAACGGCCGAGCAGAAGACCGCGCGCGAGGCCGCCGAGAAGGCGGCCGCCGACAAGGCGACGAAGGAAGCCGAGGACAAGGCGGCGAAGGACCGCCAGGCCGCCGGCGCCACCCAGATCACCGAAGCCGGCGTCGTCGCGCAGCTGCTGGAATCCACGAAGGACGGCCGGATGTCGTTCCTGGAAAACCAGCTGGGCGGAACCGCGCTGCACCAGCCGGTGAAGGACGCGCTGCGCGCGCAGTTCGAACCGCGGATCGCGGAAGCCAAGCGGCTGGAGGACGTGCCCACGAAGGCCCAGATCACCGAAGCGGTGAAGGCCCAGGTGGACCTGTTCGCCAAGCTGGCGGAAGGGAACATCGTCATGCCGGCCACGGGTCTGCCGCGCGTCGAGATCGTCAAGGGCCGCCGGGAAAAGGTCGAAGAGCAGCTGAACGCCTTCATGGGTCTGAAGAAGACCGCCGAAGGCCAGTTCGTCATCGACCCGAGCGCGCGCGCGGTGTCGTTCCGCAACATCTACATCGACATCACGGGCGACGTGAACGTGACCGGCCGCACCCAGGAAGCGAAGAAGCTGACCGAATCGCTGGACACGTCCAGCTTCGACCAGATCCTGGGCGACAGCATCACCCGCCGGATGGTGGCGGAATACCAGCTGGAGACGATGACCGAGTGGCGCGGCACCATCGCGGAAGTCGTGCCGGTCAGCGACTTCCGCACCCAGCGCCGCATGCGGTTCGGCGGCTACGGGAACCTGCAGACGGTGACCCAGGGGAACCCCTACCCGTCGATGACCAGCCCGACCGACGAAGAGGCCACCTACGCGCCGGCGAAGCGCGGCGGCACGGAGCAGCTGACGATCGAAATGATCGCCAACGACGACGTGGGCGCCATCCGCCGGATCCCGACGCGGCTGTCCCGGGCGGCCTACCAGACGCTGCGGGAATTCGTGTTCGACTTCATGGCCACGAACGCGGTCATCTACGACGGCAATGCGCTGTTCACGTCGGGCGGCGGCAGCCACCTGAACCTGATCACCAGCGCGCTGTCCGCCAGCAACGTGTCGGCCCTTCGGCTGCTGCTGAAGAAGCAGACCGATATGTCGAACGGCAAGCGGATCGGCCTGAAGGGGCGCTACCTCTGGCTGCCGACCGACCTGGAAGAGCTGGGCTACCAGATCACCGGGGCGGACCGGGCGGTGCCGGACACGAACGTGACCAGCACGGCGGCCCCTTCGGCGCCGAACTTCGTGCGCGCCCAGGGCATCCAGCCGCGGGTGGTGGACTACTGGACCGACGCCACCGACTACTTCCTGACCGCCGACGTGTCCCAGACGCCGATGATCGAACTGGGATTCTGGGGCGGCGAGGATCCGCAGCTGCTGGTGCAGGACCAGCCGAACGTCGGCAGCCTGTTCAGCAACGACGCCATCACCTACCGCATCCGCCACGTCTACGGCGGCGCGGTGCTGGACTTCCGCGGGTTCGCGGCGTCCATCCAGTAACGACCTGCCCGGAAGGGCGCGCAGCAGTCGAACGAAGGGGGCCGGCTACGGATGGCCGGCCCCAGGCAACCTTCAGGTAGGGGGAACAGAACATGAGCCGACCGGGATACTCTCTTGGAATGCAGCGTCCGCAGTCCATCGTGCTGGCGCTGACGGCCGCGAATCTGGAAGCCACCGTGGCGGGCACCAGGAAGCTGCGCATGCCGCAGCGCGGCAAGATCATCGGCGCCACCCTGAACCTGGGGCTGAAGGGCGGCACCCACGGCACCAACACGCTGGACATCCTGAGCGGTGCCACCAGCCTGCTGGCGGCCGCCTTCGACGTGGCGGCCGCCGTGGCCGGCACGCCGATCGACAAGGAAGGGTCCGACCTGGCGGCGGCGGCCGCCGACGTGGCGAAGGACGCCACGATCAGCGTGGCGGTGGCGGTCAGCGGTGGATCGTCGCCCACCTGGGGCGCGGCCACCCTGCAGATCGACTACGTGCCCCTGGGCGACTGATCGCCCCGGAACGTGCTACAGTCCACCGGGCCAGCTGGTCCATTCCGGCCGGCTGGTCCGGTTTGTCGTTTCAGGGGGCGCAGATGGGCAGCAATTTCCAGAAGGCAGTGGACGCCAGCGCGGGCGGCACGTTCCTGGCCGGCGGTGGCGCGGGCGGGTCGGAGAAGCGGTATCTGGGCGGCGTCAGCCTGCGAGCGGCCGCGGCCACGGCCACGGCCACGGTCAAGGAAGGCACCAGCGGCGGCCGCATCCTGGCGGTGCTGTCGGCCGCGGCGAACGGCGCCGATCACTTCACGCCGGCCACGCCGGTCGAATTCACCGGACAGATCGACGTGACGGTGACCGGGGCGGGCGCCGAAGTCATCGTCTACGAAGGGTAACCCGTGGGCATCACGCGCGCGGCGCTGCGGCGCATCGCCAAGCAGGTCGCCCAGGACAACAGCGCGGACAACGCCACCGGGCTGAAGCTGCTGCTGACCGACCCGGGCGACTATAACGAAGCGATCCGCCAGGCGGTCGCCATCTTCAGCCGCGACAAGCCGAACCTGCGGGTGTTCGACTACACGGTAACCGCCACCGGGTTCCGGTTCCAGCTGACCGGCAGCAGCAGCATCCTGCCGACGAACCAGGCGGCGCCGAGCGGCGCCACGGCGGCGCTGGCCGGCGCCGGCGCCGGCAACGTGGACGACGGCGACCACACCTACCGCGTCAGCTACATCAAAGACGCTGCCGGCGAGCAGGAAACCCAGGCCGGCGCGCCGACCACCACGGTGACCGTGGCCGACAAGACCACGGACGGCCAGGTGAACGTGCAGCTGCCGGCGC